TGACGTGGCCGAAGATGTATTCGATCGCGTCGTCGCAAGGCGTTACGTGTGATTACGTCGGGCTCGTCGTGTGCGGCAACATGCTTCGTCATTTCCGCGATCCGGCCAGTCTGCACGGCGCGCTGTACGTTGCGTTGACCCGGGCGCGGTCCGGCGTGGTCTTCATTTTGGAGCCGACCTTGGTTCCGCGGGACGCCGCGCTTGCCGACGTCGTTGAGCCGTACATCAGGGCCGTCGCCGGTGTGGTTGGTGGTGCCACATACTGGAAGACGTACGTGCGGCCTGAGCACCCGGCGTCGGAGTTGCTGGACATGCTGCACCCGATTGAGCCGGCGCCGTCGTTGTTCACGTCGCGTCCTTTGCAAAAGACGCCGATGCCGGAGGGGTTCCGTTTTGAGCCATCGTTGTTGTCCCCGGACACGGTGGCGAACGGCAACCTCTGGCAGCACACGTCCAATATGGCGCCTCTGCTGCGTGAGCCGGAGGCGGTTAAGGTCAGGACGTCGAAGTTTAGCGGCACGATCCGGGACCTGTTGCTGCTCGGTGAGAACATTCCCGGCGCGCGTCATTGGGCTGGGTCGTATGAGCAACTCGCGGCGACAGCGGCCGCGCGGGTGGCAGCGAGCCGGAAGGCCAGGGAGGTGCATGGGCGCTTCAACCCCTACGGGAACCGTGACGTGAGGCGCATCTTCGCCGAGTCGTATATTGACTCGGCGAAGCACAAGCAGTTACTCGAGTCATCCGTTCTTGGCTACGTTGAGCCTCAAGCGCGCAACGAATTCCTGCGAGCTGTCGGGCCTTGGCAAGAGGTTGCGACTGAGGTGACGTTCCGCAACCTGTGCGAAGCTCTCACGCAGACGGTGCGGCTGCATCTGAAGTCTCAAACGAAGCCGAAGGGCCTGGCAGCGACGTTGGAGCCGAAGGCAGGTCAGCCGATCACGGCGATGGAGAAAGGCGTGAACGTTATGTACGGGGTCCTCTTTCGTGTGCTTGAGTTGAACTTCGTCAACGTCTTTCGTGACGATGTCATTTGGGCGAGCCGCGACACCATTGCGGGTCATGCGGCCCGATGGTCTGAGCCCGGAGAGATGTTCGCCTTCATACTCATGTCGGATGCGGTCGAGTTCGATGCGAGTCACACCATGTGGTCGAACGCCGCGCTGTGCACCGTGTGGTCGTTGGTCAACCCGTACGCTGAGTGGTTGGACAAGTACTTCGCGTACAAGAACTGCGCCTGGGTCGCGTCAGCTGCTGTGTCTTACGTCTCACTCGGCGCCATGCTCAGTGGCGGCGCGGACACGTTCGCTTCCAACACGATCAAGATTATGCTCGACACGGCCATCATGGCGTGGTGCGGGCCACTCGGGCGGGCCTGGCGTCGTGCCGTCTATCGGGTCATGTTTGGCGGTGACGATATGGCCGCCGCCTCGCGTCTGGACCCGGCGTGGGTGTTCGATTACTCTTGGGCGAACCTGGCGTACATACGGCCGTTGAAGACGCAGGTGTTGAAGAACACGGCGGTGTGCGAGTTCTTCAACCACGTGTTCGGCCACGGGATCGCGGTTTACCGCTCGCTCATCGCGGAGCGGAAGCTGTTCTGCAAGAACTACGCGGAGGTGTTGCGCAGCCGCGCCAATTGGGCCGAATTCATGTTGGCGTGGCGCGACATGACCTCCACGTGGGCAGAGCACTTCTGGCTCGCCGCGGCGATGGAGGCCGCGTTCAACGGCGAGTCAGACGCTGCGGTGGAGGTGCGCATGCGCAACCTCATGGCTTTTGGCCGCCTGTCTTATGTGGCGGCTTTGCGGGTGTTGCCGGTCAGTTCCTATCAAGTGCCGGCTTTCATCGTGTTGGACCGTCTGTCCAATTAGCCCGGGCGCCTTTGCCCCGGGCGCGTTGGGTCATGTGTTTGTTGATCCGGCGTTGTTTGCGCGATGAATATCCGCTCAGCTATGAAGGTTGCGCCTACCGTTCAGTTCGGCGCTTCGTTGATGCCCCCCACGGGGGCGGAGAAACGCGCCGCTCCGAAGGTGGTGCGCACGTTGTCGGCGCCGGTCGGGCGCCGTGCAGGCAGCTCGCGGTCTTGGCGGGCTAGGGTGAACCCGGGCCGGGTCTATGGCGTGGGTCACCATCACAGCGGTCCGTTGCATTGGCCGCCGTTTGTGGCTTATCAGGCCACCGCGCGGGAGTTGGGGGCTTTGATCTTTGCCGCCCCGAAGCGGTCTCAGTACGTCATGTACGGCTCTGACGATCATGTCGAGCCCTTGCTGGCTTGTTGCGCCTGCGGGCAAGTGAAGCGTTATGAAGGCGATGATGTTTGTGCTGGCTGCGGGGAGCCTTTCGTCGGGCATGAGTCTATCGTCGTGACGGTGGCAGCGGGCGAGCTCGTTCGCGTGTTTGGTCGCAAGGAGCGCCCGCGGAGTGGTCGCTCCCGGTCGCGGTCGCGGTCGCGCGGCCGTAAGGAGGGCGCGCGCGGCCGCTCCGGGTCGCGCGGCCGCAAGCCGCGGGCGCCGAAGAAAGCCGCCGTGCGGCAGGCGGTGGCCGTGAAGGCGGCGGTTCGTGAGGCCGCCACCCTGGTCGGCGGCAAGGCGCCCCGGCCGTTGCGGCGCGAGAAGCCCGCAGCTCGCTCTGTTGCGGGTCCGAAGGTTAGGCCGTTGCATGAGGTTGTGGCTTCGGCGTTCATTTTGCCTGAGGTCGCTGGGGATATGCGCATACCAGTCGGTGGCGTTCCAGTCCCGACTGGCGTCGGCAAGTTGGAGGAAACGTACGTGTGGAACTCATACGTGCCCGGCACCTTGGCGCCCGCGGATCAGATGGTCACCTTCATCCCTGAGAATGAGGGCTTCGCCGTTCTGACGCGCGACCCGTTGGTGCCTTTGCGCATGTTGACCTACGACGGCACGCCGTCGGCCCTGGCCGGCCTGGGTTACAGGTTTTCCTTCCCGTCGCTGACGCCCGGCGGGCCTGCTGGTGACGAGGAGGTCGTTGCCCAGACCGACTTTTACATCGACAGTGCCCAGTTTGCCGTCGGGGACGGTGCTCTTCCGACCGTCGGGGAGACTATCTCCCTTCCGATCTCGTACCTTGAGGCCATTTCGGGCTCGACGTTCCAGCCGTTTGGCGCGTTCACGCCCGCTTTCGTTGACACGTACGAGACGGCTCGCGATAAGACTTACTTCTTCGCGCAAACGGGCATTGAGTTCAGTTGCTCGTGTGCTCAGCTGGGCCCCTGGACGGCCGGTGTCGACGCGATCGTGACGCTCACGTTGTTCGCTTGGAACCCTGCGACGACGTCGGAGTTTGTCGCCGGTTCCACGACGTTCACCGTCTCAAGCGGCGGCGGTTCGACCGGCATGGACATCAATGATGCTGGCTATTATCGTCTTGAGGTCCGCGTGGCGACTGCGACTGCTGGTGCGCCTTCGGGCGCTGGCTTGACCTTCGCAGCTTCGCTGACGGGCGCGCCAACCATGGTTGTCAATGGCACGCAGTTTGTGTCTCATTACATGTCTCCCGATCTCGCGAACGCGATTAATGCTCAGTTCAGCGACATCCGGGGCGTTGGCACGGCGGTCTGTGCTACGCAGGCCGGTCAGAACCTCGCCCGCAACGGCACTGTGGCCTTCCGGCAATTCTCGAGCGACGTCTCCTTCTTGTCCCTTATAGGAGAGGAAGCCACAACCGGTTTGACTGGCAATTTTGGCTTCAAGAAGCTGACGTCGGCGTACCCGGATTATCTGCAGATTGACTTGGTCGAGGGTTGGAACGCGTGGGTGAAGCCTGACGATCTGGTCACCAATGGCTTCAAGAAAGCGCTCCGTGTCGACTCTAGCGGCGCTCTGTTGGCCGCGTATTCGTCGCTCCGTGACCTGGGTTGGGTCGGCGTGTCGTGGGCTTTGGACGACACGGTGGCCACGTCCCTGAGCGTCAAGTTGCGCTTCGGCTTCGAGTACGTCACGACCGACAAGACGCGCGATGTCCGCTGTCCTGCTTTGCCCCCCAGCGAGGTGATCAAGGTTCAAGATTACCTGGCTGGGCTGAAACCGTCGGAGCAGTTCTCGCACAACCCGGATCATTTGTTCTCTGCGCTAGGCGACATCGTGGGTGCGGGCCTTGGCGGTATAGGCTCGATGGTCGGGGGCGGGGTCGGTGACGCGTTCAAGGGCGCGGGCACCATAGCGCGCTACGGCGGCCAGCTGGCGTCCATCCTAGGCAACCTTATCGGTTGACGTCCCGCTCTACGGCTTTCTTTTTCTCTTCTTCTGCGCTTCTTCTGAGCGCTACCGCGACTCCCCGTTTTATTGACTTTTTGGGGGTCGGTTGTTCTTTTGTTTTGGGCCATGATGCCCCAACGCCG